AATCTGCTGCCGGTGCCGGATGCCCAGCATTACCATCAGCTCCGCTGCTCTGTACCGGCCGTCATATCGGCCACAATCATACAGGTCATAGTACACGGGTCTTGATGCCATGTATCATCACTCCCTTCGGCGGCCGGCGCAACTTCGGAACCGGACACAAGCTGGTGTACATATAGGGCGGCGCCGTCCGGATGTGCTCTTTGATAGCCTCGTCTGCCTGGGCCGCCAGAGCCTTGCTGCGGTCGATGCGGCTGACCTTGGACTGCTTATCACTCCGCTTCACTCTTCGGCCATCTCCCTTTCATAGTCTTCCTGCCAGTCAATCGGCTCCCCACATTCGCTACAATAGTTCTGTCCTAATTCAATTTTTTCACCGCATTCGGGGCACTCATAAAAAATCCCCTGCCCATTATTTATCTTTATCTCCGCCATATGTACCTCCTCCCTTCGTAACACAAATCTCAGTTTACCTGCTGTAGTAATATTGCTTTATAACACTCAAGTGCCTCCAAAATAGTTTCTTTACATTCATCAGACCAACCGATGCAAGCAAGTTGTTTCCGCGTCTCATCTGGATTATCAGTCTTTTGCGTCGCATGTTCGATTCCGTTAACAAACACTGTAGCGCGGCTAATCTTCGGATATAAAATCGTGTTATACTCCTTTATTGTCATAACTTCTCCTTCCGAAAATGCTAATACTCCTCCTCATGTGCTGTGCAGTATACGCATCGCTTGCACACCTCTATTGGCTCATCATCACCGACACGGCTAAATCCCATACACTTACCATTACTGTCCCGTCCCGGCTCCCCGCAACACCTAATATACTTACAATTATCTGGAGTTCTCTTTGCCATCTCTTTTACCTCCAAATCTTAATTTACTCCAAATACCTTGATTTTCCCCTTTGTAATAAATCCTCTTTTAGTACGATATCGTTTCACATGAGTTTCATACTTTCTTTTGCCATCCCCATTTTCAAGTTCCGAAACAATGCGCTGTTCCAAGTCCATTAGATCCGTTCCATCGCCCTCAATAATAATTTCTGCTATTTTCATTCTCATGATTTTCTATTCCTCCAAACGTTAATCTTTCCAGCCAAGTTCCTGTCCGCAGTCATGGCAAAATTTATGTTTCTGCCTGATACTTATTACGCTCCCACATGCTGGGCAGATGTAATGGTATCCGTTGGATGTAACCTTCCGTGGGACACATTTTTCCGCAGTTGGCTGCTCCATTATCGCTTCTTCCAGCGACTGTGTCACCTCCACCAGGACATTCCCACGCAGGCTATCCATGAGCCTATCCGCGTCTATTAACCTCATATTACTCCTTTCTTAGTTTCCAAAATACCGATTTACGATAACAACTTATCTGCATCCTTCAGTATGCCTTCATACCGCTCGGCCAGCTTCCGGTGTTCATCCATCTCCCTTTTATACCGGGTTGCCTATGCCCTGCAACGGCTTACGTTCTCTTTCGCTTCGGCCAATTTACCCTTGTCCGTAGTGTACATGGCATAGCAAGGGCTCTGCATCTGCCTGTATTGTTCTTTTAGCTGCTTCCACTTTATGTCCTCATCCACGTACAGCTTTGCGCAATCCACTGCCCGGCCCAACTCATCCTGCCTTCTGCCCGTGAGCCATTCACGTATTTCCCGCACCTGCTCCCCATTCGGCCAGGAATGGCTAAGCTGCTTAAGCATTTTACGTATCTGGTTCTTTCCCGCGCCGGGGAGGAATGTATCCAGGTCTATCTCCATCCTCCCGTTCGGGATGTTGTATTTAATTACCATCCTTTATCCTCCTTATCCTCGCCTTAAGGCTCTCCATCACCCAGTTCTGCACGTCATCCTTGCGCTGCAGGGCCTGCATCACGTCCTCATCCCGTGTCCCGGTGCATACCAGGTGGTGGATGATGACCTTCTCCTGCTGGCCCTGGCGGTGCAGGCGCTTATTGGCCTGGGTGTATAACTCATAGTTCCACGTCAGGCCGAACCAGATGACATGGTTCCCACCCTGCTGCAGGTTCAGGCCATAGGCACTGCTGGCCGGATGGGTCAGCAGGATGTCAATCCTCCTGGCATTCCAGTCATCCTCGTCCTGCGGTGTCTTAAGCCCCCTCACCCGCAGGCCGGTCTTCTTAAGCGCCTCCAGCAGCCGTGTCCGGTCATGCTGGTAGTTGTAGAACACCAGCGCCGGCTTACCCTGCAGGGACTCGACCAGCTCCATGAACGCCTCCACCTTGCAGCCATGGACCGCATGGACCTGCCTGTCCTCGTCGTAGATAGCCCCGTTGGCCAGCTGCAGCAGCTTGTTACTCAGGGCTGCCGCACTGGTTACGCTGATGTCCTCCCCGTCCTCTGGCAGCTGCAGGACCATCTCGCGCTCCAGCTCACAGTAGGCTTTAAGAGCCTTTGCGTCCAACTCCACCGGTATCTCATGGTACGTGATATCCGGAAGCTGCAGGTAATCCTCCGCTTTCATGCTGATGCAGATATCGGATATCTTCTCCAGAATACCTTCCTCACTTCCAGGCTTAGCTTCATAGCTGTACACCATGCCATCTGCTCCGCGTTTATCCGGTTGGAAATACCGTTCCCTGAACTGGGTGTACCGCTTTCCCAGGCGCTCGCCCCCATCCAGCAGGAATACCTGGGCCCACAGGTCATCCAGCCCATTGGGGGACGGGGTGCCAGTCAGCTCCACCATCCGTTCAATACGCCCTCCTGCACTAGCCAAAGCTTTGAAGCGTTTAGCGCTGTGGCTCTTAAAACTGCTGCTCTCATCCACCACCACCATGTCAAAAGGCCAGGCGTTCCGGTAATAATCCACCAGCCACACCACGTTCTCCCGGTTGGTGATGTAGATGTCCGCCGGCGTGTTCAGGGCCTTCACCCGCCTGGACTGGCTCCCCAGTACCTGGGATACCCGCAGCATCTTTGTATGGTCCCACTTGGCGGCCTCCCTTGTCCAGGTCCCCTCCGCCACCTTCTTGGGTGCTATCACCAGGACCTTCCTGACCTGGAACCGGTCATACTTAAGTTCCTTGATGGCCGTCAGCGTGGTGACTGTCTTGCCTAATCCCATATCTAAGAACAGGCCTAACTTTTTGATTTCAATGATCTGGTTGATGCAATGCTGCTGATAGGCATGTGGATCAAACTTCATGCGACTCGCCCTTCTTCCCGTTCTCTGCAAGGAACCTGTACCAGTCCGGGTCACGGTATGCCCTTGAAAGTATGTAGCACATGGCGTCATTGATGTGCGCTTCTTCCGTGATTCTCCCGGCCGCACACCCAAGCTTCCGAAGATCCATTATCCGCTTTCCTGTACCCTTCTGTGCTTCATCCGCAGGCCCAATGAAGATGAACCCTATGCATCCACCGGGCAGGATAACAAGGTATCCTGTCCCGAAAAGGTACGTGGTTCCTCCCAGCTCCTTGACCTTACTTTTAAACTTCTGTTCCAGTTCCCATATCTCCATCCGTCTCCACCTCTTTCTCGAATTGCCTTAGCTTCAATCCGGTCCCACAGTCCTCCAGGAACTGCTCCACCTCCCGGATTCCCGTCAGTACCCTTACATCCTGTCCCATGTCCAGGAGGCGTCTCACCTGCACCTTCTGCAGGGCGCTCAGCCTCCCGCTCTCGGCCTTAAGTTCCACGAACACCGGGCGCATACCTGGCAGTATCACTATCCGGTCCGGCACCCCATCGTTGCCGGGGCTTACCCACTTATAGGCCCGGCCGCCCAGTTTCCTTACCTCCCTCACCAGGACCTTCTCAATATCTCTTTCCAACATTGTCATACCTCCAAATACCAAAAGTGGTTTGGCGTAGGGCCGTCCTCATCAAATTGGTGGAATGTTTTAACCCCCAGTTCTTTCCGGGCGGCTTTCAATTCTGACCTTTTAAAACCTTGCTTTTTCGCCGCCTCCCTTACGTCATCACACAAATGACACTCCCTATCTTTTAATAAATTTTCCAGCCAGTCCCTACAATCAATAGCCTCCATGCTACAAACATCCTCCTATATCGCGTATTGTGTGTATATCAGGTGTGTTAGGTGTTATGTGTGTATATCTATTCTATCTATCTTTATACTTATATAGATAATTGGTAGTCATAGTAGTTAGATACTAGAAAACCTTGTATTTTCAATACTTTTCTTGCCTACGATATCTAGCTACTATATTGGCTACTGACTACTTACTGCTTGACTACCAACTACTTTCTGACTATTTTCAAACTACTACATTAAGTAGCCATGCGCTCAAATCCCTTTTGGTTTCCATAGGGTCCAAATCTTCTAGGAGTTTTTATCCTCTTCCATCCTTTGGTACTTAGCAGGATATTGTTGATTTCAGTGCTGTCACTGCGCTTCATGTACCTCTTTTCACCTCCATAACACTCCTCCCAAATCTCTACTGCGCACACTTTATTTCTCTTAACGAGTTCCACGCTCTCATCGTGCTGGAGGAATCCGTTTAAAAACTGTCTCCTCTGACCGATAGACAGCTGGTCCCAATTTGAAGGTACAGGTTTCTCCAGGAAGTCCTGTATGATTCCTTCCTTGCCCGACAGCTCCCTGTGGCTCTCCTGCTGCTCCATGGCCATGGCCTCTATTTCCTTGGACAGGTATAACGGCTCTCCCATGGCCCAGTACATGTACGCCTCGGCCCATATCTGGTCCACCTCCTGTGGCATGTCATCCCATATCGATTTCCGTGCCGGATACAGGCCCACGTCCACCGGCCAGAACCGGCGGTTGCCCGTTGCGTCCTTTAAAAACTCGTTGTCGTTGCTGGTCCCGAAGAACACGCAGCGCCTCGGATGTTTCTCCGTCTGCCTGCCGTAGGCTGCCCGGTAGATGTCGTAGCACTTACTTAAAAACTGCTTGATGGCGGACGTCTCCTGCTTCGTGAAGGCCGTAAGTTCACCCACCTCATTGATCCAGGTCCCCTGTATCAGTTCGGCGGCGTCCTTGCCCTCGAATGACGTCAGGCTGTCCGAGAACCACGCCCCTCCCAGGAGGGCGAGGAACGTGCTCTTCCCTATCCCCTGCGGCCCTGTGATGATGGGCATGTTGTCGTACTTCACGCCTCCTATGACCGCCCTTGCCACAGCCGCGCACAGGGACTTACGCATGACGGCCCTTGTATAAGGAGTATCTTCTGCCCCAAGGTATACACTTAACAGGGTGTCCACCCGCTTCACGCCGTCCCATGTGAGGCCCTGCAGGTACTGCTTCACCTCGTTTATCTTCCCCTGCTCCCCCACGATTGCCAGGGCGTCCGTCATGTTGTTCCGGGCCGTGATGCCATAGTAGGTCTCCATATACCAGTAAAAGCCGGAAATGTCCGTATCCGTCCATAACCGTTTCCCTGTTTCCTTGTTCCATGGCAGCGCCCCCAGGACCAGCCCCCTGCCCGCAAACTCGTCGGTCACAATCTTCCCCTTGAGCAAAGGGTCGTTCTGCAGCACCAGGATGATGTTGTTCACGGTCTTCTTATAATTCCCGTTCCCGTCCACTGCCAGCTGGCCCATCCACGCAATGTCGTCCGTGTCCAGGCTGCCGTTCCCAGTGGATGCGAATGCCGCCACTGCCTCATCGTGTTTCTCCCGCGCCATCAGGTCAGCCACGGCCCTGTCAGCCACGGCCAGCCTGCTCATGGCCACGAAGGACGGCAGCTTGTTGACCGGTGTCCCCTCCTTGGCCCCATCGTCCTTATCACCGTACATGTGCAGCCGGACCAGGTCGAACGCGTTGACCAGCTGGCCGCAGCAGGGGTCGTGGGAGTGGTGGGAGTACAGGAACAGGCCGCCGTCATACACGATGGCGCCGCCGGTCGTCTCGCCCCCGGTGTATGTGTAGCGCCCCGTCGTGGCCGTCTCCTCGTACATCCCCGGTATGAACCGTTCCATGGCCTCCACGATGCCGTACGTCCGGCAGAATGCGCCTATGATGCCCCGTTTCGTCGTGGGGTCCTCCTGCCTGGCCAGCCTGCGCCGTTCGATGGCATCCGCCCCGGGGACCTGCGGCCACTGCGTGACGTCATGCCAGTCACCATACACCCCCAGCAGCCCGTCCAGGCTGCAGAACGGGTTATCATATACCTGGTACACGTACTGGCTGTCACTGCAGCAGCTGGGCCAGTACATCAGCCGGTGCACCTCGAACGTGGTCGGGTCACAGAACCCGATCCCGATGAGGGATGCCAGCTTCCTGGCCGCCGGCTCATACTCGTCCGCCGTTGCCGTCCGGTCCACCGGTACGATGACGCGCAGCCTTGGGGCATACCCGCTGTGCTTCCGGGTGCTGTACACGGCCGCGGCGCACCCCAGCCCTCCCACGCGCCTAAGGATGTCGTCCGTCTGCCCCGCGGGTATGTTGTCCAGGTCCAGTGTGAGCAGGTCCCTGCCCTCCACGTGGTCCTGCTTCCTGCGGTTCCCCTTCAGGGTGCCGCCCACGAACCCGCCTATGTCCTTAAGTTCATCCTGCTGCGCCTTTGGGAAGGCAAGGTACTGCTCCAGCGTCTCGTCCCCCCTTACCGGGGTGCTGAGCTTCTCTGTGAACTCGGACCACATGATGGTGCTCCCCGGCCACTGTATCGCCTTCCGGCTTCCTGCTGTGCTGATATGCAGCATCCTGTTATTCTGCACCCTGTCCCCTCCTAGTCCTTCATGTAGTAGTCACTCTCAAACCCGGCCCCCTTAAGTACCAGTCCCGGCGCCCAGGGTATCGGCTCGGCCATCAGGCCGCATATCCCGTCCACCGTTGTTTCCATAGGCGCGTCAATGATGACCTCGTCATGCACGTGGAACACCACCTGCAGGCCTCTGGCCGCAATCCGTTCCAGGGTCACCGCCAGACAGTCCCGGGCTATCGCCTGCACGATATTCTCGGCCATCTTGCCGCCGTAAGTGCTTGTAACTTCCCACTTGCGTGTCTGCTGGCCCATCGTGTGGTAATGAATGGCCGTTTTTCCGAATTGGTTTTCCTTTAGAAATGGCCTGCAATAGTACAGCTTCCTCCCGCTTGGCAGCCGCACAGTAAGGAAGGACTGGCCGTAAATGAGGTCTCCTTCAAGCGCAAAAATGAGTCCGTTGATACCCTGCGGCTGCGCTGTCTCCATGACGGTGAGTGCCGCGTTCTCCACGGCATACCACAGACCACAAATCTGCCGGTTCGCCTGGCGCCATCTCTGCACAATGTCCGGCAGTTCCTCCTCGGTCAGGCCCATTTTAAGGGCGCCCATACTGACCAGTGAATGGGTACCTCCCTGGTATCCCAGGGCCAGTGTGGCTACCTTCCCTTTCTGCCGTAGGGCATATTCCGGGTTGCCCTTCACAATCCGCTCCACCGGGACACCGAACATCTGGGAGGCGGTTGCCTCGTAAATCTTCCCATGGGTGGCAAACACCTCGTTCACCCACTGTTCCCCGGCCAGCCATGCGATTACGCGGGCCTCTATGGCGCTGAAATCAGCCACCACGAACTTCCGCCCCTCCGAGGGTATGAAGGCCGTCCGGATGAGCTGTGAGAGCGTGTCGGGCACGTTTCCGTAGAGCAGCTTAATCCCGTCATAGTTCTTAGCCTTCACCAGCTTCCGGGCATGATCCAAAGTCTTGATATAATTTCTGGGAAGGTTCTGTAACTGTACCAGCCGTCCGGCATACCTCCCGGTACGGTTGGCCCCGTAGTATTGTGTAAGACCACGGATGCGGTCGCCCTCTCCCCTTGCCGTGTCCATTGCCATGTATTTCTTAACAGATGTCTTGCCCAGCTGCTGCCGGATCTCAAGCATCCGCTGTACCTGTTCTGTCGTCTGGTCCTTAAGTAGGTCCGCCACTGTATCCTTTTTAAGGTTTTCCGCTTCCGTGCCGTTATCCCTGAGCCACTTGAGGAGCTGCTGCTGGCTGTTCGGGTTCTGCAGCCCGGTCAGGCTGATGGCCTCATCCGTCAGCTTCTGGGTGCTGATGCCGTCTATGTACAGCGCCCCCTCAATCAGCCCCGTGTCCACCCGGACACCATAGGCATTCATGAGGACGTCCATCTGCCACAGGCGTTCCTCCACCTTCGGCATCGGGAACAGGTCCAGCCGCTTCAGTATCTCATGCTCCGTGACCACGTCCTGTTTGCAGTATTCCTTGAACAGGGCCCATTTGTCTGCATCATGCCACGGCTGGTTCCACGTCCGCCCCCCATTGGTCCTGGTTTGCTTGCAGGGAACACAGAAATACCGTATCAGCGCCTTGCCGGCCGCAAGCTTCTGCTTGTCCTGCGGCAGCCCGATGGCCCTTCCCGTGGCATCCAGGCCGGCGGTGTATCCGCAGTACAGGCCATGCGCCATGGTGCAGTGCCACTGGTCAATGGGCGTTTCATATCCTGCCCGGTTCAGGCAGTACCACTCGAAGGCGGCATTGTAGGCATGTTTGATGACGTCGGGGGCGCACAGGGCATCCATCAGCCAGCAGGGCAGTTCCTCCCCATTGGCCATGTCCCTGATTTTCACCTCATCGTCATCCCACTGGTACGCAAACAGGAGGATCTTAAAATCCGGTGACTGGGCATATCTGTAGGCCCCGGCCTTGCTGATGTCCACGCTGCTGCGTGTCTCTATGTCTATGCTGAGATGATGTTTTGCCATCCGTCCTACCTCCTGTCAGGTTGAGGGGCCGCAGGGCCCCTCTCGTGGTCATCAATATGGCATCCCCGTGATTGGGTTGACAGCGGCAGGCGCCTGCGCCCATGGAGCTGTTTGTGGCTGCGGGGCATAACCTGCGGCTCCTGGTGTCGCGGGCATTGCGGCCCCATACTGCGGTGTAGCTGCCTGTGGGGCAGGCGTACCGAATGCCTGTGCCGCGCTTGGCGCGCGTCCTGCCAGGGGCTCCCCGTCCCGGAGTTTCTGTACCGGCCCCAGGTAGCAGCTAATCCCCTTCTTCCCCCCGAATGCATAAGGGGCAAAATTGACGTTCACACGGCCATACATGCCGCTGTATACCTCGGACTGGTTGATGATGGGGTTCCCCATCCTATCCACCACCTCCGGCGGATAGTCTGCCTTGGAGGTTGCCGTGAACACCCAATGCCCCTTACACTCGGGCCCGAAGGCCATGCCATCCGATGGACGCGCCCCATCCCCGTCATAGACCGGGGTTGGAACGATGAGTGGGCAGCTATTATTCCACTTGCTGGTAATGCCCCTCTGTTTTGCCGCCTCAATGGCCGCGTTAATCCTCCCCATGGTGTCCGTGTCAGTCTTCGGCACCAGCACGGTCACCTGGTACTTTTCCTCCTGCCCTGGCTGATAAGCGTAGGGCTTGAACAGGTGTACATAGGACAGCCTTGCTTCCCCGGTTGTTACGTTTGTTGATTCATTCATGCTATTCTTCCTCTCATTCTTCATTTTCTGTTCTTTCTTCCACCTACTGACTATCAATTCGTCCGCGTACCTGTCCGCGCTCCACTCCCTGGGCGTGCCGTCCGGGTATGTGGGTGTATAGCCGAGTACATGGTCCCCTGCATAACTCACTGACCCGCCTCCCCGAACGCCTCCGCGGCGCTTACTTTATTTGTGATTGCTTCCCTCTTATCTGATTCCTCCACCAGGGCAGGCTTCCCTGGCTTCTTGACAACCAATCCGCCCACAAGTTCCTGGAAGTCCTTCTTACCCACCACCTTCTCGACCTGGGCCAGCGAAAGCGGCCTGCGCTCCCACAGGATGGTGTCCGATATGCCGTTTGACGTAAGGGCGTTGAATGCCTTGTCCATGTCGGTCCAGTCCCTGGAGCCGCGGCCCTCAACGGCCTTCCAACCGGGCACTTCCTTCCCGGCCAGGCAGTCCGCCAGGGCAACATCCTGGGCATCACTAAGCCACTTCGCCACGTCCCGGCCCTTAAGCAGGTACCGGCCCAGCTCTTCATTTGTGAGGAGTTTTGGGTCTGTCCCCACCAGGAAGGCCAGTTCCACGTTCTTCTCCGCACGGGCCTTGCATCTTCCCCTGGCCCTGCAGTACTTACAGGTCTTCGGTGCCGGCGCGAACTCACCCCCGCCCTTGATGGCCAGCGCCGCCCGTTCCTTGACATACTCCCCGAACTGCAGCATCTCATCCAGGGTGCATTCCCATTCGGATATGCCGTCCGGGAGCCTTGGCTGTACGATGGACAGCCTCACCGTCTTAAACGTATAAAGGATCCTATACATCTCGTAGGCCCCCAGGGCATACAGCAGCATCTGTGGGTTCCACTCTGCCTTCACCCGGCCATCCGGGCTCTTACCATATTTAAAGTCAATGACATGCAGGACACCCTCCCCGATGAGGATGCAGTCCGCAGTCCCTCCGGCCTCATCCTCATCAGAGAGATGCGGTATGTAGGCATCCAGGCTTAAGTATGATTCCAGCTTTACCGTGGGGCTGGACCTGAACTTCATGCCCACTGACTTAACATAATCCAGGTATTCGTCCGTGTAGCCCATCATCTCTTCGTTCCAGTTTTCGTCCTCCCTTAGTTTCTTAATGGCCGCCGTCAGCTTCCGCTTCCCGAAATCAACCGAGTAGAAGTAATTCCTTACTTTAAGTTCCGCCAGTTCATGAGCCAGTGTCCCCTCTGCGGCGGATGTACCAGCCTTATCCGGGAACTGCCTCCCCAGCAGGGCGCTGGGGGTGCATGCCATCCATTGGTGCGCATTGGATGGGCTTAACAGGGAGTGCTTCCGCTCCTTATGCCCTCCCATCATATCTGTGCCCCCAGTCCCCTGAGTGCGGTCGCGAACGCACCGTACTGCGCCTGTGGCAGGGATGGCATTGCGTCCACGCCGAAGCTCCGTATGAGCTGTAACAGTTCCGGCTGCCTGCCTGAGTCCATCAGAGGGATGGCTGCCCTCGTCAGGTCATCCAGCGTGTAGCTTGGCGCCGTTGTCGGGACCGGCTGCACGGGTGGGGTTGCTGGGGCCTGCCCGGCTGGCGGTGATACCGGGGCCGTGGGGACCGGCTGCTGCCCCCGCGGGGTGACAGGGACCTGTTGGGCCGGCTGGGCTACCGGGGCCGGCTGGATGGGCGCCGGCATGAAGGTTTCCGGGGTAATCCCCGCCGTGGGCCCCTGGGATGTGCCTTTACCGGAAGGGGCCTGTCCCATTACCTTTCCCGCAAACCCCATCATTTCCTCATAGCTTTCAAATACTACTGTCATCGTCATCGTCTTAATCCTCCTAGTATAATAATGGTGTAGTCAATAAGGACTACAAGTTAATAGTTACAATATCTGATCTAATGAATAACTGAAGGAGAGATTCTCTCTCCATCAGAGGTTATTGTTAAATGGTTACTTATATTTATCATGTCTGA